TACTCCGTTTAATACCTCTTGCTGAACACGCTTACTAAAGTCTGCTCCTGGGTTAGAGCCATCTTCCTTCACATCATTATCGCCCACAATAAATACACTGTCATAGCCGTTCAGTAACTTAGCAAAGTGTGGCTTCCAAGCCTGTACTCCAGGGACACCCACTGCAGGGATACCAAGGACACCGCTAGTAATGACTGTATCTAGCTCACCTTCACAGACCACGATGTAGGGACTACTCACTGTCACATCAACTGCGTTGTATAGATGGGCCTTCTGCCCAGTAGGACTGCCATACTTAGGCTTGCCATCATCTAACCTACGAAACTTAAAGCCTACACACCCACCAAGGGCTGTGATGTAGGGGATGGATAGCCAACCAGCGTGCATTTCGTGACCGTTAATAGGATCAACGACTGTGCCTAGTTGGAACTTAGCTGCTGCAAGTTCAGATATCCCACGTTCTTCTAGCGCGACGAGAGTTTCTGGAGTTATTTCCTGTGCGTATTTCTGCGCCGCTTCTAGTTGCAATTTCGACTGCACGTTTGAGGCCATCGTTAAACTCCAGATTCTCTATGAGGCAAACTATATTTGCGGCGTTGCCTCCCTTGCCACAGGTAAAACAGAAATACAGATTGTCATAGGTGTTAATAGATGCAGACCTATGACTGTCATTGTGTAGTACACAACGCACCGATGCTCCATTACCTTCTCTTACTTCACCGCCATAGAAGGCAATGATGGGTGTTATGGGGATTGAGTTCGCATCAACGGAGCCTTTGAACCTTTTCTTAAAACCCAACCTGGACCAGTCTTGTGCTGGCATACGCACCCCTCGCATTGTTCGTGATGTGCTTTGCTAAGTTTAATCTGATCCAAGCGATTGTATTCGCCTGCATCCATACAAGGCTGGCAAATCATTTAGGTTGCATACCTTTAATAACTTCAACCTTCACTCCGTTAAAGAGCAACCCTGCGTGTGCAAGTCCCCAGTTGTAAGCGTTGTGTTCTAGGTTTGGATTTTCAGGATCTGGTGATTCAACCATAAGAGCTGCAACACCTTCTGCAAATTCTTGTTCAGTTAGTTTACTCTGAGTCATCTTCTGTCTCACTTCCACCTTCGACCACCTCTGACTCTGTGGCATTGGCTTCTTCACTGACGCTCTCTTGCGTCGCCTCTTCAACGGCCTGATTGTTGTTGCCATCTTCACTCCAAATCTGTGACGTTGTAATCATACCTTCTGGTACTGCCATTATTGTTTCTCCTTTAACCATTGCTGTAAGTCTTGGACCACCCAAGCCTTCTCTATGCCAGCGTTGCGACGCTTAACTACAACATAGTGCAGTGGCACTTCTCCGATACCACGAGCCTTAGCGTAGTTAAGCGCCTCAACTTCTGCTTCTCTCCAGAACTGAGGCAGGTCTAGTCTTGCCGTGTTCTTGAGTTCTAGTATGTATGTCTGTCCCGCAACCACGCATACTAAATCACCTTCGTCGTCCTTGCCTGCTAAGCGCAAGCGCTCAGCTAGTACACCCAGACTACGAAACCATTTCATTACATCTATTTCGAAGGCTGCACCCTTGGCCTTATTGTACTTCGGGTTGCTCATCTACAAGCACAACCTTATTAGTCTTGTAAACCATCTGACCTTCTTCGTCTTTAACTATCTCAACCACACCGGATTGAATTAAAGCATTGAAGAAGTTTGCCAAGTCCACTTTAAGAATAGCTACTTCTCTATCTAAATGACTCATTAGAACTCCTGTCCAAAATACCAAAAGCCAAGATCAATATTCCAATGATAATCAGATATATCAAAGCCAATACCAAACCCTCGCTTACGACCATACGCCCACCAAAATCCAGCAATTTTCTTCTCACTCATTGTTCTATCTCATTTCCATATTCATCTACGATGTAGTCCCCAGTATAACCTGCTCGTGCATCCCGCCCTAGCATTGCACCGAAGGCGTTTCTATCTGATATCTGACAAGCTCCGTAGTTAACCATTAGCGATGTAAAGTCAGAAGCATCAGCCGTGTGTGGCCCAAACCTATTCTTTACTGCTGCAATGTTTAACTCTGCGTTCAACGGATCATAACCCAGGGTTAGTATCAACGCTGGCAACTGGCTTACCTTGCCGTGAATAGCACGACGGGCAGGTGGCTTAGTTGGTGAGCCATACTCTGACTGCTCAGAGACGTGGTGCAGGACTAATACACAGGCTTCTGTCTTACGTGCCATATCGTGCAGCTCCATCATAATCGCACGTAAGCCTGCCCATTCATTATCAGTCTCTGCTGCCACGTTCATCAAGTTATCTATGATGATTAACTCTGGAGCAATTCCGTATAACTCCACGTACGCTCTGATCTCCAACTCGATATCATCGAGTGACGGACTGGAATCAAAGACCCATTTAATATGACCCAACTTACTAAGGTGGTGATTGTAGTAGTTGCTATCGTTAGATAAGTTCTGTTCAACGTTGACCTGATTATGACCTGATAAGTGTGCTGCACTTCGCATCATCACCGTAGTCGTATCAGTATCTGCTGAAAAGAATAGTGCTGGTACGCCTGCTTTAATTGCGTAGATAAGTGCGAACATAGACTTACCAGCGTTAGGGGCTGCAGCTACCATACAGACCTGTCCCCTACGGAACTTAATCTGCTTAGCTGCTAACCCACTCCATACATCAGGAAGTGGCGTTGCTTTAGTGAGCACAGTTCCCCAGGCTCTATCTAAGCTAAGCAACGTTTTCCCCCTTCAGTATTATATTTAATTGTTTCCGAATAGGTACACGATCTGCCTGTGTTAGACCACCCCAGATACCAAATTGTTCTTTATTTATTCCCCACTCTGCACACTCAGCTTTGTGTGGACAGGTATGGCAAATAGATTTTGCCATCACCATCTCTACAGTATTCATTGAACCATCGGTTCTTTCCGGAAACCAAAATTCACCTCCTACTTGAGCGCAGCTTGGGTTCTCATAGAACCTCGGCGAACGCATTCAGTCATCGAATCCAGATTGTGTCGCACTTCTCCGACTTCGGTAATTCCTTCGGTCCTGCACACATAAAGCCTTGCCAAGGACCCTTCTCTCCAACTCCTGAACGGTAGTTCATCTGTCCGTGACGGCACATCTTCACTGATGGGTCTGATGATGCTGCTACTGGTGTTGCAGCGAACTGTGCTTGGATGTTCTGTACTGCTGTTGCAGTTGCAGTTACTCCACCTGATAGTTCTACTGATGTTGACTTAATCATTGTTGCAACCATTGCAAGGTCTGTAAGACCTGTCTCAAGTTCCTTTACATCTGATGCGTAAAGATTGATAAGAGTTCCATCAGCTAACTTGTAGTTGATTTGGAACTTAGTGTTCTCGTTTGCAGCCATTTACTTTCCTCCACTGTGTTTGATATTTATTCTTACAGATTCATTGCCTACTAATTTAGGAACAAACCCCAGAAGTTTCTCAACCTCTTTTGCATTAACTGTCTCACGACCTTTAACTGTTGTCCAACTGATTTCAACACCACTCATAGTGATGCCTGTAGATCCTTCAAGGCTAGCCTTCAATGAATCTTTCTCTTTCTCCAGCTCTTTAATCTGTGTGTCTAACTGTAAGTAATGCAGTGCGTGCTTGTCAACTTCTTCGTCCTCAATCACTACTTCACTAAGGACGATACGTTCTTTTTTTAATCCAGTACAACCCATCTCACCGGATGCGTCATAGTACTGGCAGTAGTCCTTACAGAAGGACTCATCCTTCTCAGGCTCTGGCAGTGTCTCTGAAGCCTTTACAGATGCCAACCAAGCAAGTGCTTCAAGGGCTACAGCTTCATCGTATGCCTCGCTATGTACCTTTACATCCTTCTCGTTACCATCACGTGCTATTGCTACAAGGTTAACTGTCTTGACTTCATAGCCATTCTTAGATAGCAAGTAACCATAGAGCTGCACCTGCCAACGCTGTTGCTTTGATGGGAAATAACTAAGGTTCTTAATCTTAGAAGTCTTCCAGTCAATGACTGCGCCAGTGCTAGGTACAAATAAATCTACGTGTGCTTTCATATCACCGTAGGCAACTTCAGTTTCTACTAAGTATTCTTTACCTTCAGGATCAAGTGAGCCAATAGCATCTTCGATAGCTGCGTGAATTGCAGTACCCATAATGGCAGCTAATTTAGATTGGTTCTCATTGGTATGTGGTTGTGCATTCAGTCTGTACCAGACCTTACGACGACACCCACCTATCTCTGATGGACCCACCTCTGTCTGCATACTGCGGTCACGAGAAGCATCCTTGGCGTGTAGTACGTGTAGCAGTAATTCCTTTGGATCTGCTATCGCCATTTGCGGTCATCTCTCCAGGTCAACCAAGTATCGAAGCCATATGCTGCAACGAAACCTAGTAGAAAGCTGGTTAAACAAAGTGCAAT